TCTTGGCAGTCATGCCTACATCGACAGCGGGCTGTCGTCGTCCTCGTCGGGGTCCTCATGCACACCAGCGCGGCTGCGCGACGAAGGCGTAAGCCCAAGCTCGGCAGCCCATCGCCGCGACTCGGCGGTGGCCTCGCGCAGGGTGGCGAACGCTGGATGACGTTTGATTTCGCCGAGCCGGTTTTCGAGATACGCACCGTCTTTCGCGATGGCGGCGCGAGCATCCTTGATATCGGCCGCAGCTTCGACGAACCGCTCCACGGCGTGCATATCTGCGGCGGACAAGACACGCCTTTCGACCAGCACGCCGATAACCCTGCGCCATTCCGCCTTGGCTTCCGGTGACATCGTCTTAGGCGGCTGCGGCACCGTTCTGATCGCGTCCGCGATAGGTTGAGGTGCAGCCTTCCTTCCCGCGGTGTGTTTCATAGCCCGAAATTCCAACTGCGGATTTGATTGATGATCTGGCTGGCACCGAATGGAATTTCCGCCAGCGTTGAATCAATGCTCGCCTCACGGCGCGAATACCAATCCGCGGCGATCAATAGCGTGGCCTGTTTCAGGTTCGCGGAAGGCTCGCCCGGTGGTGAATCGCCTTCTGGATCGTCGACCAGAAACGGCCGGATGTATTCCGTCGCGCCGTCGAGATATCCCTGCAGCGCTTCATCGTCGTCGTCGAAGTCGACATGACAATGAGCCTTCAGTTCATCAAGAGTCGCATACGCCATAGCATTATAATCCTAATTTAAAGAGTGGCCCAATATGGAAATCTCTTGTGCGCTTGGGGGCCGCCGGTACAGGGAGCACGGGCGAAAATTGACGACCACCCCCCGCCTTCACGCGCGCTCGGCGCGCTGCTTCCATCGCGAATGGCATGGCGCGCACATCGACTGCCAGTTACTTCGGCGCCAGAACAACGTCATGTCGCCGCGATGCGGTTCAGTGTGATCGACAACCGTTGCAGCCGCACCGCAACGAACGCATCGCGGATGCGCCGCAAGGTACCCGGCGCGCGCCTCACGCCAACGATGGTCGTATCCGCGTGCAGTGGCTGTTGGTCTGCGCGCGTCGGCTGCGGCCTTGCGCTGCTGTCGGCATGAGCACGACAGAACGATACGGCCGCAGTTGCAGAGCGTTGGCCCCTTAACGGGCACGGCACACGAAATACCAGCCGCTGGCCTCTAAGGCGTCGATGATTGCCTCGGCCAAGGTATCGTCGACGCCGCAGTCGCTAAGCAGTTGACGGATGATCTCAATGGGCTTTCGGATTGTCATCGCACCTCCACACATAAAACGGCGGGGGAACCCACCGTCGTGGATTCCCCCTCGCGGCGCGGTTTCAGCACTCACATCCCGCGCCGCATATTGCTTAGGCTACTGGCCGGCTCGCGGCGTTGCCCTTCACCACAACGGCGCCGACCACGATGCTGGTGCCGCTGGTCTTGGTGATGACGGCGCGGATATAACGCTTGTGGCCGACGTATCCGACTTTGTAGGTGGACGTTGCAGCCAGCGAGGAAGGCAACGCGCCAACCAAGTCCGCGGCGTTTACGTCGCTAAAGTCGCCATCGGTGGTGGTGTCGGACTCCTGCACGGAGACGGCATAGAGACCGGCCGAAGTGATGGCGCCGGTATTGACGACAACGGCGGCACTCTCAAAGCCGTTAAGATCAACCGCGGTTCCCTTGGTGGTGGCGGAGTAATCGACTGGCGCGAGCGTCTGGGCGATGCCGATGTTCGAAGCAATGTCACGCATTAAGTGATTTCCTTTGGAAACAGGGAAGGTGGGCGGCCACTCGGGCCGCCCTTCTGGGCTGCGCTATTAAGAAGTCGCGCAGCGGATTTTGCGGACGGCGGCCGGCTGCACGACCGCAGCGCCGACGCGACGGGTCGCGTGGATGCGGGTGATGCCGTTGGTTGCCTGAATGTACGGATTGACCAGGATCGAAAGCGCCAGCCGGTCGACGATGCGATAGGCGGTCGCGATGTCGCCGAACAGGATCGGTTCCTTTGCGGCGCCGATGTCGTCCATGTCCACCGCCTCAACCAGCGGGCGGCCGAGCAGCGTTTCCGGCTGGCCAGCCACAAGCGCGGGCTGCCACAGGAACGTGCCGGTTGTCGGGTCTTTCAGCTTGCGGATGGCAGCGATGGTCTTGCTGTTCATCAGCCATGTGCCGCGATTCCGATACGCGGCGGGCAAGCTGTAATAATGATCGATCAGCAAGCCTGCCGGATCAGAACCGAGAGTCGATGCGTTGCCGGTGAACGTGTAAGCCACGCCCGACGCGACCATGATGCCTTCGGGTTGCAGCGTGCCGTCGCCTTTCACAAAGCTAACGGCTTCCTTTTGGCCAAAGTCGTCGGTCAGGGCCATGCGGACCTCGGATTCGGCAACGCCCGCGCTGTCTGCAAGAAGCTGGTTCGAGATGTCGACGTAGGTGTTGATTTCGCGAACCGGAATCTCGACCTGACCGAACGTCGGCTCCGATTCCTCCTGCGTCTGTGTCTCGCCCTTCCACTTCGCATTGGTGATGCCCGTGCGGCGCGGATAGGTGACGGACGGCGACGCGGTGCCGCGAACCGTAGCAAGACCGCGGATCGGGGAGAACTGCACCAAGTCGCGGATGAACTCGCTCGACATTTCGGCCGGGGCAAGATAGCCGCCCTGCGGGTCGCCAGATACGGTGAGCGTCTTCAGCTCATCGACGGGCGTGCGATCGCCGTGGCGGAGATAAACACCGAACGCCTTGCGCTCGGCAGTCGGCTCGTCCTTCTTATCGGCAGCGATATTAGGCCGCGCCAGCTTGGCCTCAACGGACTCAAGTCGCTTGGCCAAGTCCGCAACAGGCGCCGTGGCCTGTTTGACGTCGGCCGTCAATGCGTCGAGCGCGGTCTTCACCTCGGCCGCGGCCGGGTCGGTGTTGTCCGCCGTCGCAGCAGCCGCCGCGGCTGACTTGGTCTCAAGTCGTCCATAGTGGTAGCTCATTCGAATGTCCTTATTGGAGGGATTTCCGAGCACTGTTGATCGCCTCAACCAGCGCCCGGAACTGCGTTGAGGAAACGGATTTGACGGCGTCGACCGTCGCTGATGGCAGCATGGGGAAAGTGACCACGCTGATTTCGTGAAGCTCAACTTCGTCAAGAAGCCGAACGCCTTTCGCCTTATCGAGGCGAGATGATTTCGTGCGATATCCGATCGACAAGCCGTCGAGCGCTCCAGCCTTCAAGAGCGCATGGGTTTCACGGCCCTTGACGGTATCGAGCACCAACTTGCCGGAAACGCGCAATCCCTTGGCGTCCTCGGCAATCTCGGACCAGACGCCGATCGGTTCCATTTGAGCGTGTTCCCGCAGCATCTTGACGCGAGACGCCGGACGCTGTGTCAGAGACTTCGAGAAGGCGCCGCGCTGCACCACATCCCCGCCAAGGTCGGTCACGCCGAACAATGACGCATAGCCGTGGAAGGTGCCGTCCTCGCCGACGGACTTTGCGTCAAGTTGAACAACACTGGATTCGAAGGTCTTCAAGCCGCCTGGTCCTTCCGAGGTTGGTTGTCATTCGCCGGCACCCGGCCGGACGTCGTGAAGGGGTTTTGAAGGACGTCGCCGCCAGCGAGTGGAGGCATGTTTTCCAACCGGCGCACGTCGTTCGCCGTCATCACGCCGGCCGAACGGAACTTGGAATAGGCCTCAGCCCGCGCCGCAGTATCGGCGCGCAACAGATCGTCGACGATGAATTCGAAGCTGTACGTGGCGCGCTCCTCGCGCGACAGCAGCGTCCGTGAATATGCGTCGGTCCATGACCTCAGCCACGGCAGCAGGCACGTCTGGAGGAATTGAAGGTTGAGCTGCTCGACATTGCTCCACGTTGCGCGCGATAGATCCGACAACATGGTGGCCGGAACGCGGGTCAGGCGCGCGACCTCATTGATGGCGAAACTGCGCTGCTCGGCGTGCTGCGATTCAACCGACGTGAAAGCGATCGGACTGTAAGTGCCCTCGTTGTCGAGTACAGCTACGCCACCCGATTTGTCACCGCCATGCGCGTTCCGCCACGACAGCGCGGCGCGTTGGGCCGCCTGCACCGACAACATTCCCTTAAAAGATAGAATGCCGCCGGGGCGGCTGTTGTTGCGAAAGAGGTTGGCCGCGGTGCGCTCGAGCAGGATCGCAAGGCCAATTGCATCGGCGCCAGAGCGAAGCAGGCCCAGCCCGCGCTTGCCGTCAATCGACGGCATTTGAATATGGATAATGTCGCTAGGTGCGTAATACTTTTCGCCGATCTTGTAGCGCGGCTCGCCGCTGTCGAGATGTTCGACAGTCACCGATGCGCGCGGTAGCGGCAGGATCTCGATCGGCTTGCCATCGGCCTTGCCGACGAAGGCGAAGCCGTCGCCGTGCAGTATCGCGTCGATCGTAACCTGTTGTCTCAACTGACCGGCGCTCTGCCAATCGTTCGCCACGCCATGCGCGAGACTGTATGCAGGATGGTCGCTCGCTACAGACTTGCCGTCTTTTGACGTCTGGTAGAGCTTGCAGGGCAGCCCGCGCGTGCTTTCCGCGATCAAACTCACGGCGGCATTAACCGGCGTACAGCGCATCGCCGACTCGGCGTTGATGGCGACGCCGCTCGCCGATGGTGTTAGGCCACCAAGCAGCGCCGCCCACGACTCGGAGTCGAGCGTCGTCAGGTCGGCGGATTTCTTCTGGAACGGCCACATCACGCAGCAACTCTTTTCCTGTTACGTCGAGCGCGACGCACTTCCTGCACGTCATCGAGCGCGGTGTTAACGTCCGGCCAAGCCGATCGCGGGCGCACTGCATCTGCAAAGCGGATGCACGCGCCGGCAGGAACTTCGCGCGTCACGATGCGGTCCCGGTGATCGATCCAGGCGATCGTCGCGAAGCCGTGGCGAACTTCGATACATTTCACGACGCGGCCGTTCACCACGACCGCGGCATTCTGCAGCGACATTATCGGCTCCGTTTAGTAAAAAAGAATGCCGTCGTTGTTGGCGATGACGTCGCTAAGAGTCATGCACTCGTTGTCGGCGTGCTGTCGAACGTTCAATGAAATGTTGTGACTATCACGCCCAATGACTCGTGCGAGAATGCGGCGCTTCGCAACTTTCGACGGCGTCGGCTCGATCTCGCCGTCAAGAACGGCCAGGACGAACTCGCCAATCGCATCGTCTCGGTCGGCGTAGTCGGCTCGTGAAAACATTTTCCACGCCGCGGCGAAAGCCGGCACCTTGAGCAGGCCAGCGTGGAGCCGGCCGGCCGGGCGCTCAACACGCTATTGACTCTGGCGTGAGTAAATCATGCGCAACTGCGACAGAGCGGCGCGGAATTCTGGATGCTTTCGAAGTCTCGCAAGCACAACGCTTGGCCAGACCTGGCCGGTCGCGCGCTGCAAAGCGCGACGATAAGATCGGCCGCGGCCGGCGCGGAGCGCGATAATCGCGGCGTCAAGGTCGTATTGCACTGGCCGAGGGCGAGCCTCGATGGCTGCGCGCAATCGCTCGGCGTATTCCGGATCGCGTCGCGCTCGATCCCGCACCGACAATCCGGACGGCACGTCGCGGCCGAGCGCATCGTCATATGCGGTAAGATCGCAATTGCGAATGACATCAAGCGCCCGCTCAAAATCCGCGCCACTCCATCGCGGACTGGCTTTCATCGTCGCCGCTTTGCCGCGCTTATTGGGGCCGGCTTGCCTCGCTTCCGTCGCTTCAACAAATTTAGCCTTTAGGTCGCGACGCGCGCGCATCAACTTGTGGAAGCTCGAGTTGCTGAAGCCAAACACCGCGAGCGCCTCGTCCAACGACTTGCCGGCGGAAACGTGCTGCATCAATTCATCGAACTTGGCGGCAATGGCGTCCGTACCGCCAATCGGCTTGGCTTCACGATACCGCGATGCATATTCGGGGTGTTGCCGGAGGAATGCTTCAAATGCCGCGCGCTTCGGAAAGCCCGGCGTGTTCAAGATCGACGTGATCCGCTCCCCGGCCGATACGCGAGCCAGGATGGAATCGAAATGGATCTCGGTAAGTGAGGTGCGGGCCAACGTAAACCGGGATTGCGCCCGACGCCACGAGGGCGCCGGGCTTTGCTGCGCAGCGACCGCCAGGAGGGTGGCGGAATAGGAGGAAAGAAAAACTCCCCTCCTATATTCTTGGGATAATGTGCACCAACCGCCTACGCAGCTTCGCGCATGTACCGGATGATGGCCCAATCGACATATGTCTCAATGCGCGGCGACATCGGCTGCTTGAACGCCGCCGCGATTTCTTTGGTGGTGCTATCGCCGGAGGCGAGGGTCATCATGTGGCACGCAATTGGCCCCATGCGGCGCTTCGCGCTCTTGTGGTCGATATGGTCGTTCATTTCGTCTTCGGCGTTGGCCTCCTGTTGATACAGTTCCACGCCATTCACTTTGTACTGCCCGGGTCCGGGAGGCGCCTTTGCCCGGTCGTTCTTGTGCGGGCGATCAAACCGCTCATCGCCAGGCTTCCATGCCTTGCCAGCAACATGAAGCGCGACCGTGCGGTCGGCCGTGTCGTGGTCCATCAGATTGTCGAAGATGCGCTCCTGTTCTTCACCCGCCTCGGATTCTTCGGGGTCGATGAAGTTGTCATTCGCGACGCACATGATGGGCAAGCCCTCCCGCTTCCTCCAATCCATCATGGCCGCGATCATGTCCTCGCCGCCGATATCAGCCTGCAGGCGCTCGGCCTGAGGCCAGCGTGAGTACCGGTACGGCCGTGGATTGCCGTCGGGCTGCTTTGCAGCTTGCTGTGTGGTAATCGCCCTATGTTCCGCGGGCGTGCGATAGTTGTCGTTTGCTGCAATCAATGCAGTCTCCTGGGTCTGAATTGCCCCGCTGCGGCAGGGTGGCGGCCAACACCTCGTTGGCGGGAGGCGCGCATCTGCTCAGGATGCGCGTGGGCCGCATGCGCGGTCAGGCCGGCGTGGAGCCGGCTATGTGCTGTTGTTGGGAACGCCGCGCATTCAGGTTAGAGCGGGCGTCCAATTAGTATTGTATTTTCGCAGGCCGTTTGTACGCGGCGCTTCGGAAGTTATTTGCGGTGTTGCAATCATGAGACAGCGTGACGCGCGTGCCGTTGGCCGTGGTGGTGGTTTTGGTGCGGGCGAAGTGTGGTGCCATACCTACTATTGTGTTTTCGGGACCGTATGTTGCTGCGCTTCGCTCATCACTGGTAACCGTTACCAGTGAGCCCCGCACCTACACTACCAAGCACGGCACCGTTGCCACTATGTCCATCGCCAACATCGGGCGGGTGGTTATGCCGGAGG